GATGTTCCTGCTCGTTTATTTAGGTATTCAGAAGCTAAAGGAAGATGGATATTTTTAGAGAAAGATCGTCGTTCAGAATATGACCCACAGAAGCCTCGTTTGCAAGAGTTTTTAGATGCAGAAGGTCGTTCATCATTGACATCTGTATGTAATGAAAAACCTAAAACATGTGAGGATGAATAATGTCAGCACTTAGAGAATTTTGGTACGATGAACAACTAAAACGATATCTCATTCAATTTATGGCTATTTTTGCAGATATGAATGTGCGCGTAGGTTGGACAGATGATAAAGAACCTCGTTTGATAAAGGTTCCTATCTTCTCTGGAAGCAAAGATCGTGTTGCTGCAGCTATAAAAGCTGAGAATACCAACAATAAGCCCATTCGATTACCATTATTTCATGCTACCATAAGAAGTTTTGATCTCATGCCTGAAAGACGAAAGGGAATTCCAACACAACGCAGATCTACAATTATGCCTACAGGTGGTCTATTTCCAGATGATGTAAAGGTCATAGAACAAAGAATGCCCGTTCCATACAAATTAACAATGGAATTAGGGGTTTGGGCAAGCAATAAAGACCAGCAGTTCCAAATAATGGAACAAATTATGATGATTTTTAACCCAATGTTACAGATTCAAACGAGTGATGAGATAACAGATTGGACTAAAATTACCTCAGTTGAGCTTGTTGGAATACGTCCTGAAGAGAATTTACCGGCTGGAACTGATAGAAGATTGCTTCAAACCACTTTAGAATTTGAGGTTCCTATACATATTAGTGCTCCTGCAGAGGTTCACAAGCGTTATGTAAGGGATATTTACCTTCGTGTTGGGGCAGTTTCTACTGATGCAACAAACAGTTACGATATAATTGGGGAACTCGATGCACAGGGTATCCCATATGAACTGAATTTTTCTGTTGATGATATAGATTTGGAGTAATAGAGCGCAAATATTGAAGAAAAAGTTGCCTATGTCATAAATACTACGAAATAAAAAATCTCGAATTTATATAGGAGTATTTACGAAATGGCAACATTAATTTCACCAGGGGTTTCAGTAACAGTCACTGATGAATCTTTTTACATTCCAGCGGCTGCGCCCACGGTACCATTATTGTTTGTAGCAACGGCAGATGAAAAACTTCAACCAGATAACATTTCTGAGGCAGAAGGAACATATGAGTATGATGTAGTTCGTACAGTTACATCTTTGGCTCAAAGTGTTCAACTCTATGGAACACCTAGTTTCTTGGAAGATTCCGGAACTGGTGCCCAACATCATGGCGATGCGCGTAACGAATATGGACTGTTCGCTCTTAATCAATTTCTAGGTTTAGGTTCTCGTGCATATGTTGTTCGAGCTAACGTTAACTTAGACGATAATTTTGATAATTTACAAGATTACTGGGATCGCAAGATTCTTGAATCTAAAATTGTCTTAGAAAACTCAATCAACCAATTCATCAATGAATACAATGATGCAAATGATTTGATTCCATCTAGCCCTGGTTACCGTGTTACGGTTACTGCCGCTGAATACATGTCTATCGTTGAAGAAGTTACTCCTTGGTTAGACACAGTTACCGGTCAGTTCAACTTCAAAAATGTTCACGATGAGTTCATTGAAGATCAAAGCGCTTCTCCATTAGATATTTTTGGTAATGGCTTTAATCAAACTGCAACTGGTCAATATAATGGTTTAACATATATTGCACATAATATTGCATCTTTACCATCTTACCCAGGTGGTGGAACGGTTGTTGGACAATTCACAGCACAAGAAGGTGGTGACCTTTTACTATCTGCTGCTGATGATTTCAAATGGACAGCACAATTTTTAAATCAGACAGGTCTTGGCGCAAATGATGCCGCTCGACGTGTTGCTATTTCAACTGCACTTTCCGCACAAATTAATGCGGGTTCTGAAGCTGGTCGTCAACTTCGTGCAGAAACCTTTGATTACAACTTAATTCTATGCCCTGGTTACCATGAGTGTGTAGATGAAATGGTTGCTCTATCTGTTGATATTCAAGAGGAAGCTTTAGTTGTTGCCGATGCTCCAGCTGATAAAGATCCAGATGAGATTTCTAATCCAGGTACAGGTTGGGGTGCTACAACTGCTCGTCAGCGTACATGGAATGTCGCGTACTACTATCCTTGGGGTCTTGCTTCTAACCTGGACGGTAAAGAAGTTACAGTTGCTCCATCAGGTATTGCACTGCGTACATACGCATACAGCGATAATGCATCATTCTTATGGTTTGCACCAGCAGGTATGCGTCGTGGTCTGATATCCGGCGTTTCCAATCTTGGTTATGTTTCTGGCTCTCTTGGTGGTCCAACAGAATTCAAAGAATTAGCATTGAACTTAGGACAAAGAAATGCGCTGTATGATTCAAACAATCCTGCAGGCAATATTAACCCACTTGTATTCTTCCCAGGTCAAGGTTTTGTGGTTTGGGGACAAAAGACATCTACAGGCACACCAAGTGCTCGTGATCGTGTTAATGTTGAGCGTCTTATTAAGTACATTAGACGCCAATTACGTAGAAATACACTGAGTTTCATCTTTGAACCAAACGATCAGCTTACTCGTGATAACTTGAAAGCATTGGTTGACAACTTCTTAGGTGATTTGATTGTCAAGCGTGGCTTGTATGACTTTGCAACAGTTTGTGATGAGTCTAATAACACTCCTGACCGAATTGACAGAAATGAGATGTATATTGATGTAGCTCTGAAGCCAGTGAAGGCAGCAGAATTCTTGTATATCCCAATTCGAATTCTCTCTACTGGAGCAGAGTTTACATTCTAATTGATTAACGTAATAAAGGAAATTTAAAATGGCAAATATAAATGATTTTGGTATCCCAGGAGTTGGAACAGGTGTTCTACACCCTAAGCATAAAAACTTATGGCGTATAACATTTGCTAATCTTGGTGGTGGTGCCGATTCTCAACCAATGAGTATGCAAGCGGTAACAGTTACTCGACCTTCAATAACATTTGAAAAAATTGAATTGAATCGATATAACACTAAAGCATTCGTTGGTGGTAAGCATACCTTTGAACCTATGACTTTGACGATTGAAGATGATGTCACTGGATCTGCAACACGAGTTGTTCAAGAACAGATGAATTCACAACAATGGTTAATTGGTGCTCAAGGTCCTTGGCTTGGTAAAGGTGAAGAAGGCTCACTTTACAAATTCGTTACCTATCTTGATATGATGGATGGTAAAGAAGAAGTTATCGAAAAGTGGGTCATTGAAGGATGCTGGCTTGAATCCGTAGATTACACCGATTTAGATTATGCCGATTCAGCCGCAGTTCAAATCACTATGCAAATTAGTTATGACCATGCTCGTCAAGAACAGACAAACGGCTATAGTGCTGGTGAAGGTGTCGCAACTGGTGGTGCTGGTCGTATAGGCGGATAATAAGGAAGAAAAAAGGAATAAAATCGCAGGGATGTGGTTATCTGCAGGGATGCAGAACTCTTTGAGGGGTTAGTGGAAACACTACCCCCTTTTTTTGTCTTTGTATTTCATATAAATACTCCAAATAAAGGAGATTTTTATGGCTTTAGATCCGCGCACATTTTCAGTTAAACCTTGTCCCGCTCAAGCAAAAAAGCGGTCTACAGCTGTAGCTCGTAAAAAATCATTCCTCGATAATATTACCAATTTGGGCAATTTAGAAGTCCTAAATGATATTGGATTCGGAAAAGTAGGTAAAGGTCTTCGTGTCCTATCTGCGGTTTCTGATTCAGTTCGTGTTGGCAAAAGTGCAGTTCCCGGCAGAGAAGGACAAGATACTGTTAATTCAACATTAGGTAAAATAACTAATACTGCATTAAATGCAGTTAGCGAAGGAGCAGAAACCGTATTAGATACAGTAGGTCTTGGTGGGGCAGTAGATGCCGTAGGAAGCCTTAATGCTGGTGTGGCTAACAGAGCTTATGGTCAAGCAAAAGATATCTATAAAAGGGTTAAACAAGGTAATTTTAAATTAACCGATATACCCGAAGTCTTCTCTGATTTACAAAATTTAGAAACATTAACTCGTGGCATCTTTGGTGGCAGTAGCTCAGCAGAAGCTCCTCGTAGAGAATTATGTGGAGCTACACCATATGCAATGGACTTAATAGCTTTTGCACCTAAATTCCAGTTTATGTTTATTGTTGAAGTTCATTTTTCATCACCATATTCCGATTGGACAGAAATTGGTAGCAAAATGGCATTTGTTGTTAAAACAAGCTCAAGACCTAAATTCAATGTTGAATATGAAGATATCAATATGTATGGATTTCGTTCTCGTGTACCCAAAAGAGTAGAGTATCCACCAATGGCTATGTCATTTTATGATGATAACAAAAACGCTGCACACCAATTTTATGTGTCATACATGCGTGCAATGAGTCCTATTGCTAACTGGAAAGGTGATAGCCCTCAAGACGGTCAACTTGAAATTAGTGGTATGGATTATGAAAGAGGTCCAAAAAGATCAACATTTACAACAACCTCACCTAAAACATCAGGTCACTCCGCATCATTAGGTCCATTAGTAGGTGATGCAACTAGCATATTAAGTAAAATCAAACTATTCCATATATTTGATTATGGAAACAAAATGAACACTTATGAGTTTATGAATCCTCGTATTACATCCTTTAATCCAAGCGATTTAACCATGCTTGAGTCTGGTGAAGGATGCGAATATCAATTTGATTTTGCTTATGATGCTCTTTCTATTGATCATATGTATGACCTATCTAAAGACACAGGTAAATTAAAAGAAATGACTGGTCGTCATGGTCTACGCCCAATTGATGCAATTTATGAAACCGCAGCTACAGGTGGTGCCGATATTGCTGGCACTGGCGAACCTGATGGAAAAACAACAGAAGAAACCGCACCTTCTGAAGGATTCTTGGGCGGTTTCGCAGATGGGCTATCTGCCGCAGCAAATGGTATCACAGATGCCTTTGGAAATATCATTGGTGGCGTAAGCGATATTAGTGGAAAAGTAGGTGGAGTTATTAATGATGTAACAGGTGGTGTAGCAGATGCATTTGATCAAGCACGTGGTGCAGCTACAGGCGCATTAGGTCAAGCTACAAAAGGTATTAGTGGAGCAATAAATGACTCTATTGGTGCTGCACAAAAGGCAATTGGTGGACTTGGAACCACTGTTAGTAATGCATTCAAAGCAGGAAACTCTTTAGCACAAGAAGCTAAAGCGGTAAATGAAGTCTTTGATAATGGTGCTCAATTATCTGAAGCAGGCAAAAAGCTTTTTGGTGGATAATGGCTCGCGCATATCGACAAGGATTTTATAAACCAACACATCCAGAAAAATATAAAGGCGATGTGAATAATATCGTTTATCGATCATCATGGGAATTACACACTAATAGGTTCCTTGATCATAATAAAAAGGTATTAGAATGGGCATCTGAAGCGATTTGGATTCCCTATCGCAAACCTACTGATAATAGAATTCACCGATATTACCCCGATTATTGGGTAAAGTTCAAAGATGGACACAATAATACTCGAATTGAAATATGGGAAGTTAAACCATTAAAAGAATCAAAAAAGACTTCTAAAGTTGGAAAACGAAAGAAACAACAACTTCATGAAGCTGTTACTCTCGCCGTCAACCGCGCTAAATGGAAGGCTGCAATTGGCTTCTGTAAACGACACAATTTCCATTTCCGTATCGTCACAGAAAAAGAGCTTTTCCGTTAATACGCAATTTTGCACATTTTTTCAATAAATATTATGAATAATCATGAAAAGGAACACTTATGAGCAACGATGATTTGCCAGAAGATTTTAAAATTATTAATCACCCATTAGAACAAGTGCTTGATATCGAACCCGGTTCTACTCTTTTGCCCACAACAGAGCATCGCAAAACCGAAATCGCTTCAGCACCTTCTTATGATGAAGTAGATAATGAAATTAATGAGCAATTTCAAGAGGTTTTTGATGTTGCTATGGATGCTTATGAACAACAAGCACAGGATATTGAGACAGTTGATCCCAAATATCGTGCTAGAAATCAAGAAGTTGCTGTTCAATATTTAAATACAGCTTTAAGTGCAGCTAAAGAGAAAAACAATATTAAGCAATTCAAAGACAAGTTAGTAGTAAAGGAAGCTGTTGCTGGTCCAAAAACACTTAATCAACAAGTGGTTATTGCTGACAGAAATGACATGCTCAAGGGCATTGTAGAAAGAATGGAAGGAAAAGATGGCTAAAAACCCATATTTAAAACCCGCAAACCAACCCGAAGAATATACAGTAGAACAGGTAGAAGAACTAAAAAAGTGTTATGCCAGCCCTGTATACTTCGTTAGAAATTATGTAAAAATTGTTCACCCTGTACATGGAACAGTTCCGTTTGATCTGTTTGATTATCAGGTAAACATGCTTGAAGCATATCATGAAGAACAATATACCATTGTACTATCTGCCCGACAAACCGGTAAAGCATTAGATATCAATACTCCTATACCAACCCCAACCGGATGGACTAACATTGGTGATATTAAAAAAGGTGATGTAGTGTTTGGTAAAGATGGGAAAAAAACAATAGTCATTGATACTACTGAAATTCAATATAATAGAAAATGCTATAATGTTGAATTTTCAAATGGTGAAAATATTATAGCCGATGCTGAACACTTATGGGAAGTAAATGATATTTTCAGAGTATCAGAAAATGGAAAACGAGGAAAAAAGTTAATATTAACTACAGAAGAAATGATTAAAATCGGAAATGGTATTAGACCAGATGGAAAAACTTGTCGTTATAATATTGACATAACCACCGGTTTAAATCTGCCTGATGCAGATTTACCAATTGACCCATACATATTAGGAACTTGGTTAGGAGATGGAACTAGTCGCAATGGAGAACATACTGTACATAAAAATGATTTAAATATCTATTCAACACATATGAAAATATATGAAGATACTCAAATTATTAAAATAAAATCAAACCCCAATGTAGTAAGAACTAGATCAAAAACTCTAAAAGAAGAACTTAAAAAATTAAATCTATTAGAAAATAAACATATCCCGATTCTATATGCTAGATCTAGTAAACAACAACGTATTGCATTGTTACAAGGATTAATGGATACTGATGGATATATTGATAAAACCCGAGGTGGTTGTGAAATATCACAATCTAATAATACATTAGCATTTAATGTTTACGAATTATTATGCAGCTTGGGATTAAAACCAACACTAAAAAGAAAATTAAAATCAGGATTTTGGACAAATTCAATAATATTCACACCATACAAAGATGATTTTGATGTGTTTCGATTAAAAAGAAAATTAGATAGACAACTACAATTACCACATTCAACAAGATTGTTGTCAACAAAAAGGAGATCAATTCTTTCAATAACACCAGTAGACTCTGTACCAGTAAAATGTATTACTGTAAATAATAAAGATAATTTATTTCTTGCGGGAAGAAATATGATACCAACACATAATTGTGTTGTTGGTAATACTGAAGTCGATGTTGTAGATAGAAATAAAATATCCAAATTTAAGAAGCTTTTAATCAGGTTATTTGATAAAACGACATATGAGCGAATATATACATAAATGCAAATACAGGGAATGTCAACAACTTTTCAGGACGAAAGTAGAAATCATTGAATATTGCTCTAATGAATGCGCTGAAAAAGAAACAAAGGCAAAGAAATTAGAAGCAAAACAAAAAATAAATGAAGAAAAATTCAAGGATATTGAAGATATTCTTGAATGTAAAATATGTGGATTTAAATCAACAATTCTACATTATCATATCCGTCACAATCATGGTATGACTGCTAAACAATATATGCGTAAATTTAAAGTTGGAAAAGAAGCAATATATCATTCATCATATACTGAAAAGGCTAGAGAATACCGTACTAATACCCCAATAGCCAAAAAAGGACCCTTAAAACCAGTTTTAGGTATCAAAAGATGCAAACAATGCAACAGAAAAATGAAAGATAAAAAGATGAATAAAGTGTTTTGTTCCACCAAATGCCGCGATAAATGGAATTATAACAAAAAGAAAACCCCTTCTCCAGAGTTAAAAGTCAAATGTAAAAATTGTGAAGAGATATTCATTACCAATAGATCAAGACAAAAGTTCTGTTGTATAAAATGCAAAGATGTTTATCGAAAAAGAGTAAAACATAAAAAGATATTTGAAACAGAACGCAAAGATATTGCTGATATATTGGTTTGTAAAGAATGTGGTGTAAAAACATATAACTTAACCACCCATCTTAGAGTCCATAAAATAACAAAAGATGAATATTGTAAAAAATATAATATTGATAAAAAGGACTTAATACACCATTCCATAAAAACTAGAAACAAAATATCCAGAGATAAACTTATAGAGGAATTGCAAGGTACTGATTTTACTATATAAATAATTCAAAATTAACAGGGATAACGAAATGGACATATTTAATTGGTTTAAAAAAGTGAGATCAGACATAATTGATTGGTGTTTGGATGTCCAAACCATGACAATTGACGAACTTCATTATTCCCAATTACCTAAAAACTGCAGCATTGTTGATGAAACTACTGGAGAGGAAAAGTTTGAAGAACAAAGTACACCTGATGGTATCTTTGTAAAATCTCCTGCTGGATTATCACCTGTTAAACATACCCATAAAACTGTCGTTTATCAAATGTGGGAGCTAAAATTAAACCGTCATGAACTATACTGTGCCGATAAACACATTGTTATAGATGCAAATAATCAAGAAGTTTTTGTAAAAGATTTAAAGCAGGGTGATTTAATTCATACGGAAGATGGAATAGATGAAGTTTTAGATGTATCTCCAACATTAGCTAATCAACATATGTTTGATTTAGCCTTAGATGATAATAAGCATGTGTATTACACTAATGGAATATTATCACATAATTCCACTGTTTCTGCTGCATTCTTACTTTGGTATGGTATATTTAATTTTGATAAGACAGTTTTGATTGCTTCTCGTGCTAACGATCACGCTATGGAAATGATTGAGCGTATTCGTTTCGCCTATGAGCATTTACCCTTTTGGTTAAAACCGGGCGTCAGGGATGATGGCTGGAACAAACACACCCTTGGATTTGATAATGGTACTCGTATCATGTCAACCGCTACTGCTGGTAACTCTGGTCGAGGATACTCTATCTCTCTCCTGTACCTTGACGAATTTGCGTTTGTAGCCCCAAATATCCAAGATGAGTTCTGGACATCAATTTCACCAACCCTGGCTACCGGTGGTAAATGCGTTATGACCTCCACACCTAATGGAGATATGGACATCTATTCCAAAATATGGAGAGGTGCCAATATTCCGGATTCAGACCCCAACTCTAAATGTGGTCATAATGGTTTTAGAGCCATTCGAGTCTATTGGGATGAGCCTCCTGGTCGTGGAGAAGTGTTTAAGGAAAAAGAAATAGCTAAAATTGGTGAAAGACAATGGATGCAGGAATATGAATGTGTCTTCTTATCTTCTGATGCATTGCTTATTAATTCCCTTTACCTTGCTAATCAAACTCCAATTATGGAAAAGATTAGACCTCTTAAGGTTATTAACGATGTAGTTTTCTATAAAGAACCTAACAACAATGGAACTTATTTAGTTGGTGTTGACCCTGCTACGGGTAGTGGTGAAGATTATAGTGTTATAACTGTATTTGAATTTCCTGCACTTCGACAAATAGCAGAATATCGTTCTAATACGATGTCTACTAATGAATTATATGGTGTTTTGAAGAATCTATTAAACTTTTTAGAGAAGATGCACAATTTGGTTTACTTTTCTGTTGAGAATAATGGTGTTGGTGAAGGCGTTATTTCTCTATACGAAGCAGATGAAAAGCCACCTAACACATCAGAATTCATTTCTGAAGAAGGAAAAGGCAAGCGAGGATTGACAACTACTAATAAAAATAAGATGAAAGCTTGTGTTAATTTGAAAGAAATGTATGAACGCGGCAGTCTTAGTATTTTGTCACCTATTTTATTTGCTGAATTAAAAGGATTTATCAGAAGTAAAGGCTCATATGCTGCACAAGCAGGTTCGACTGATGACTGCATTTCAGCAGCCATTATAGTCATGCGCCTCATAGAGGAAATAGCTACTTACGATCAAGAAGCATTTGACAAACTATATTCTACCCGTTTTGAAGAATGGGGAGATGAAGGTTGGGATGGATATGATGGCGGCTATGATGAAAATGATCAAGGATTGCCTGTTGTATTTTAATTAAAAGCATGCTATGATGCCTCCTTTACTGGAGAATGGATATGAATCTGCGTAGCGAATTTATCACTTGGTACTTTAACGAGTTCAAAAATGACCCACTATATGTGGCTATGAGTGCTATTACCGAAGACAGCCCTTGGCATCGTGAAGGTAATATCGGCATTCATACCGATATGGTTGTCACCCAATACCTCGCAAGAACCGGTAACAATGATAATTGGTACTCATGCTCCAAGGATAATGGTCACAAGTTTTTGCTTGGTGCGTTCGCTTGTGCGTTCCATGATACAGGTAAACCACCATCTATGGAAATTAAGCAAAGCGAAACTCGTGGTGAGTACCGCGCATTCAATGGTCACGAACCTGTTTCTGCTAGAATGTTTGAAAATTGGGCAATGGCAAATTGGAATATGATAAGCAATCGTTTCCGTTTTACTGCTATGGATCTTCATACCACAAGTTGGATGATTGAAAACCATCTCCCTTGGGGTCTGAAAGATGTTAGAAAGCGTAATAATCTTGCGTTGTCCATTGCAAGGAATGAGATTTACAATGTGTTTCCTCATGTCCTAATGGCAGATGCGACTGGTCGAATCAGTGATGATCATGATTCCAAGATCTTCAGATCTACCGAATGGGTTGAAGAAATGTCCAAGTTGGTTCGTCAACAAGGATTGGAGTACTTTACAGAAAGACGCATTCCTAAAAACCCAATGATGATTATCCCTATTGCGCCTTCTGGTGCAGGGAAAACCACATTGTTTAATGGATGGTATCCTGATTTTGCTCATTTCTCATTAGATGCATTGCGTTTGGTTATGGCAGAAGATGAGCTTGACCTTGCAGATGTAGAGGGTGATGACACCCGTTACAGTATTGCTTGGGGTTACTGCAATGATAACAAGCAGGATTTCAGTCAATTCTGGCAAAAGGAATTCATGAAAATCATGAAGGCTGGTGAAAATGTGTTTATTGACGGCACTAATTTGAGCAGGAGAAGACGCACATTTTTCGTTGATCAGGGACAACGACGTGGATACCATGTGAAGGCGGTTTTGCTTCCTATTACATTTGATGAGGCTATTGCTCGTCAAGGAACTAGAACTGACAAAACTGTGCCATACAGTTCTGTCAAGAACCAATATTACTCGCTGCAACAGCCGTGGTATGGTGAATTTGATGAAATTGAGGTTCTAATGAATTAATCATCATAAATATGGTGATGGATAAACAGAACCTTAAAGTAATCCGTGGTGCCCGCATCCTCCAGCAATTGGAGGAAGCGGGACTACTTGAGAATACATATTCCGAATTTGAAAGAAATACCATGAATTTCCAGCCTGCCTCTAAAAAGAGACAGCATGCTACTGCGTCTGTGCAAGTTCAAAACATGGAATTCTCCGCAATTCCTCACAGTCAATCCCTATTAGTGGAAGGCACAATCCGAAATTATGGTAGTGAAACTAAATTGAATGCGGTTTACATGTCTAGATATCTATTTCGTGATGTCGAGTTTGTAAATGCGGATACTGAAGAAGAGGTTGCTAATCCAAACACGTTAACAATTGAAGGCAAAAATGGAAAAGAATTCACCATTGTTCCCATTCAATTAAACAAACAAAACGTATTAGTAGGATGTAACTGTCTCGATTTCTTCTGGAGAACTAGTAGACAACACCATAATCAGAACAGTCTTTTTGGATATGATGTTGGTACTTACCGAAAAAGAACCAATAGACCACCTGTAAACCCATACAATAAGACAATATTATGCAAACATCTACTAAAATTAGCAGAAGAAATGAAACGAAATGGAGTTGTTCGTTAAGAATCTAAAAGACGAGTTTTTACAAAACTAATCTTTTCTCTTTTCTTCTTTTTAGGTTTAATACCCGCTTCTTCGAGAATAGCCTTTACTTTGTCATTTTTTGATTCATCTATTTTACCTTTAGCGGCTTTTCTCTTTTCAACCTTCTTGTTAATATTTCCAAGATCAAGGTTTTCATTTTCCATCAATTCTTTGGCAATTTGTTCAATTGACTTTTCTGATTGACGACGAGGAGTAGATCGAGGTAAATCCAATTTGACTTTCTCACTTAAAGGCTTTTTAGCTTCTTTTTTCAAATCAGACTCAATTGTAAGGTTTTTAGGTGAAGATGTATAGATTTCTGCAGAACCTACAACATTAACACTACCTTTCATAGGAGTAAAATACTGACCTTCAGCAATTACTTCAGTATAGCATTTATATGCAGTTCTTTCTAAAATGTCCAATTTAGGAAGTTTTACTATCCATTTATTTTCTTTTTCATTTTCCAATACTGCATCAAAACGCAATTCCATGCCTTTTGCTTCAATAACAAAACTACATTCGACATCTCCTTTACTCGCACCTTCGATAGTCATTTCGAATTCTAGAGCGTTTTCCTTAGTATTGTTGATGTTAATAATGTTGTCCATTTGTTATCCTCGGTAGTATTCTCTTATTTATTACGCAGTCTGAATTTGCGGATAGCAACAGATATATCAGAAGTTACTCTTTTCAGATTAGAAATACCAATCTGAATTTGATTTCTTGTAACATCCATCATATTAAATGTTTCCACAACAATCTTTCTACGAGTTTCAGGAATCATATATTCCTTTTCTGTTATATAGCTTCCCATTTTAAACGTGATCTTTAAAGGTTTATATCTGCGAAGATAATTCGCCTCTTGATCACGAGGAACCACATAATACTGTTCAGGAACCGGTTGATAGAAATTCTGTATTTCACCCGGATCAAA